AGGAGACAATCCCGCACAGGAAGAACACCTTCTGGAACATGCAGTGCGCCATGGGCGCCGACTTGTCTCAAGGTGATGACTTCTGTGCATTCACCTTCCTGTTCCCACTCCGAAATCAAGCTTTCGGTGTCAAGACTCTGGCATACATCTCAGAGCTTACGCTCATGAAGTTGCCCGGGGCCTTGCGCCAAAAGTATGATGAGTTCATCCAAGAAGGAACCCTCCGAGTCATGGAAGGAACCGTCCTGGACATGATGGAGGTCTACGAGGATCTGGACCAGCACATTGCTGAGCAGAGATACGATGTTTCGGCATTCGGGTTCGACCCGTACAATGCCAAGGAATTCGTGACTCGTTGGGAGCAGGAGAACGGTCCGTATGGTGTGGAGAAGGTAATCCAGGGAGCCCGAACTGAATCGGTCCCCCTCGGCGAGTTGAAGAAGCTTGCTTCAGAACGCCTCCTCATCTTCGACCAGAAACTCATGGCCTTCACCATGGGAAACTGCGTCACCCTCGAGGATACCAACGGAAACCGGAAGCTACTGAAGAAGAGAACCGAAGAGAAGATCGACTCAGTGGCTGCTCTGATGGATGCCTTCGTGGCATACAAGAATAACAAGGAGGCATTCGAATGAGCGAGGAGGTGAAATGGGTCTTAGTGATCGATTGAGCCACGCCTGGAATGCATTTACAAGGTCTCCGGACAAGAAGAACTTCACACCTGAGTATGGATCGTGGACCTTCGGAAATCCGAACCTGAATTACCGTCCTGTCGTCGGCGATCAGACCATCGTCACTAGCATCTACAACCAGATCGCTATCGATGTCTCAAATGTTCCGATTCGCCACGTGAAGACGGACGAGAATGGCAACCTCAAGAGCTACTACCGTAGCTATCTCGACGACTGCCTCTCTCTGAGTGCCAATATCGACCAGACCGGCCAGGGATTCTTCCAGGATCTTGTGCTGTCTCTGTTCGAGGAAGGCGCTGTAGCGATTGTTCCCGTGGACACAGACGTCAGCCCCGACATGACTCAGGGCTACGACATCAAGTCCATGCGTGTTGGTACAATTCTCAACTGGTATCCGCGCCACGTCCGGGTAGAGGTCTACAACGACCAAACTGGACAGCGAGAACAGCTCACGTTGGAGAAGGAATTCGTGGCTGTTGTGCAGAATCCTCTGTACAGTGTTATGAATGCTCCGAACTCCACTCTGCAGCGACTCACTCAGAAGCTGCATCTGCTGGACGCTATCGACAAGCAGTCTGGATCCGGCAAACTGGACATTATCATTCAGCTTCCGTACGTTGTCAAGACTGAGTTGAAGAAACAGCAGGCAGAAGCCAGGCGAAAGGCGATTGAGGAACAGCTCGCCGGTTCTCAGTATGGTATCGCCTACACCGATGGTGCAGAGCGAATCACTCAGCTGAACCGACCGTCTGAGAACAACCTCATGAGCCAGATTCAGTGGCTCACAACGCAGCTGTATAACCAGCTCGGAATGACGGAAGATGTCTTCACCGGTAAGGCCGACGCTCGTCAGATGCTGAACTACCAGAACCGAACGGTTCGCCCAGTTCTAAAGGCGATCACTGATGCCCTCACCCGGACATTCCTCACGAAGACTGCCCGAACGCAGAAGCAGCGGATCATGGCGATCGAGGATCCGTTCCTCAACGTCCCGCTCGAGGAGATGTCCACGCTGGTCGACTCCGTCAAGCGCAACGAGATCGGCACAGCCAATGAGCTTCGCCCGAAGTTCGGCTGGCCGCAATCGGAGGAAGAGACGGCAGACCAGTTGGTGAACTCCAACATCAATCCGGCAACCGAGATGGAGCCGACAGGCGAAGAGCCTATCGAGGAGATCCCAGCTGCCGATGTCCCAATTTCCGAACTGATGGAGAGTAGTCAAAATGGCAGTTAAGTGCGACTTCTCCGGCTACGCCACCAAGAACGATGTTCGGTGCTCGGATAACAAGATCATCCGGCATGGCGCATTTGCGGCGTATGACGGGAAGACCGTGCCTCTGGTCTGGCAGCACAAGCATGGGGATGTTGAGAACGTCCTCGGCCATGCCGACCTTGAGGTTCGTGAGGATGGGGTTTACGCCTACGCCCATCTGAACAACACCGACCGTGGGCGGACTGCTCGAGAGATGGTCCGAAACGGCGACGTAAAGGCGATGAGCATCTATGCGACCCATGTTCGGGCCAAGGGCAACGACGTTGTCCACGGTGAGCTCGTCGAGGTCAGCCTGGTGCTTCGTGGCGCCAACCCTGGCGCGCTCATTGACCAAGTCTCCATCGAGCATGGTGATGACGGAGAGGAGATTGCGGCTGTGATCTACACTGACGAGGATCTCGACTTCGTTTCTCACGGCGATGAGGATGAGGACTTCGAGGCGGAGGAGACGGACGACGTCGAGCACGCTGAGGAGGAGCCTGAGGCCGACGCTGAGGGCAACGAGGACGACCCCACTCTCGGGGAGATCTTCGACGGAATGACCGAAGAGCAGAAGACGGCGGTTTATGCCATCGTTGGGCAGCTGGTTGATTCCGTAGACGAGGAGGCGGAGGAGTCCGAGACCGAAGAGGTCGAAGACACCGCCCATTCCGACACTACTACTGAGGAAGACGACTTGGCTCACAAGAATGTGTTCGAGGGCTCCGCTGACACCGAGGAGCTCCCTGTCCTGACCCACGCTCAGGTTGAGACCATCTTCGAGGACGCTCGTTCGGGCGGCTCTCTGAAGCAGGCCATCCTGGCTCACGCTGACGCCTATGGTATCAAGCAGATCGAGACCCTCTTCCCAGAGGCGAAGGATCTGTGGAACACCCCGGAATTCATCAAGCGTAAGACCGATTGGGTCAACGCTGTTGTCGGGGGCGCCAAGCACTCACCCTTCTCCCGCATTCGTACCCGCTTTGCGGACATCACTGCCGACGAGGCCCGTGCCAAGGGTTACATCAAGGGAAACAAGAAGGAAGACGAGGTCTTCACGCTTCTGCAGCGTGTCACCTCGCCGACCACCATCTACAAGAAGCAGCGTCTGGACCGTGACGACATCTTGGACATCACCGACTTCGATGTCGTGTCCTGGATCCGTGGCGAAATGAAGATCATGATCGAGGAGGAGCTCGGTCGAGCTGTCCTCATTGGTGATGGTCGCCAGGCTTCCTCCAAGGACAAGATCAAGGAGGACTGCATCCGCCCCATCTACAAGGAGGACTCGCTGTACGCTCCGCGTGTCATCCTTGCCAAGACCACTACCACCGAGGACGTCCTGGACTCTATCGTCCGCGCCATGGACGACTACGACGGTGCCGGTAACCCGACCTGGTTCGCTGAGACTCACACGGTCACTGAGATCCTGCTCCTCAAGGACAAGATGGGTCACCGTCTGTTCCGCAGTGTCTCCGAGCTTGCCGACTACGTTGGCGTCTCGAAGATCGTCAAGGTTCCGCTGATGAAGGGCCTGCAGCGCACCTCTGCCAAGAACGGTACTGTTGACGCTCTGGGCATCATCGTCAACATGACCGACTACACCATCGGTGCAGACAAGGGCGGTCAGCTGTTCGCGGCTGAGGACTTCGACATCAGCTTCAACCAGTACCACTACCTCCTGGAGACCCGCCTGTCCGGTGCGCTGACTCAGCCGAAGTCTGCGATCATCGTCGAGCGGAAGACCGAGGACGGGAACGTCGTTCCGGAGCCGTGATAGATGGCCAAATTCTTCGGTGACATAGGATTCGCTACGCAGGTCCAGACTTCGCCGGGAATTTGGGAAGACAAGATCATCGAGAAGCAGTACTATGGCGACATCTTCCGCGAAGCACGTCGCTTTAGTGGCAGCGATGAGATTCTTGGATCAATCAACCTGAGTAACCAGATCAGTGTAGTTGCTGACGGTTACATCACGGATAATGTTCAGAATCTCAGGTACGTTCGCTGGCTGGGGGGACTTTGGAAAGTCTCTTATGTCGAACTGAAGTTCCCCCGGCTGGTTCTCGAGATGACGGGGGTGTATAATGGACCGACGCCTAGCTCTCCATGAGAAGCTGGTAGAGATCCTCGGGTCTGAGAATGTCTATTATCAGCCACTCCCGTCAATCAAGCTCTCGTATCCATGTATCATCTACGAGAGAAACCCGGGTGATCCGATGTATGCCGACAATCGGAAGTACATCAAGGCGAACCGGTTTCAGGTGACCCTGATCGCCCGCCATCCCGAGGACCCGACTAGGACCAAACTCGAAGATCTCCTGTTTAGTCGGCATATGACTCGACAGGTGACCGACAACCTCTATCACGACATCTTCGATGTCTATTACTAGGAGATAACATGGCTGCACTTGTCTGGGACAAGACTGGTGAGCGCAGGATTGAGACTGGTGTCGACCACTGCGCGCTGTATGTGTACGACCCTTCGACCAAGACCTATGGTAAGGGCGTTGCTTGGAATGGTATCACCGCCATCTCCGAGAAGCCCGAGGGCGCCGAGGCTACTGACCTGTATGCGGACAACATTCTGTACCTGTCTCTGCTCTCTGCCGAGAAGCTGAAGGGCACGATCGAGGCTTACACCTACCCCGACGAGTTCGAGGCTTGCGACGGCTCTTCCGAGCTGACCAAGGGTGTTAAGATCGGTCAGCAGGACCGCGTTGCGTTCGGTCTTGTGTACCGCACCAAGATCGGTGACGATGTCGCTGGCCAGGACCGCGGCTACAAGCTGCACGTCCTGTACGGATGCAAGGCTTCTCCCTCGGAGAAGGGTTACAAGACGGTTAACGACTCCCCTGAGGCGATCTCGTTCTCGTGGGAGATCTCGACCACTCCCGTCAACGTGGCTGGCGCGAAGCCGACTTCTCTGCTGACCATCTCGTCTCTCGACGTCGACCCCGGGAAGCTCAAGAGCCTTGAGGCCAAGCTGTTCGGTGCCGACGCTCAGGGCGCTGGCCAGGCTGCCGAGCCTAAGCTGCTTCTGCCTGACGAGATCAAGGCCCACTTCGCATGATGACTACACCGGGGGCTCAGAGACCTAGATTCCTGGGCCCTCGGTGTCTGCGATGCTTATAGTTTCTATCCCCGAGGTTGAGGGGTTTGACGAGGAGACACAGTCATTCGTCTCCCTGCCCGGCGGAGAACTACACCTGGAGCACAACCTGATCGCACTGTCAAAATGGGAGTCGATCACCCATAAACACCTTATCGGCAATGACGATGTCTCGCCAGAGGAGATGCTCCTCTACATCGAGTGCATGATCACCGATAAGGAGTACGATCGTGAGCTTCTGGATAGACTCCCCGCCAGTGAAATCGAACGTGTAAGCAATTACATGGCCGATACAAAGACGGCAACCACCTTCGTTAAGAAGGGCGATAAGGACGGTTCCGGAGAGTACACCTCCTCGGAGCTGATCTATTACTGGATGATCGCTTGCCAGATCCCATTTGAGTGCGAGACCTGGCATTTGAGCCGTCTACTAACGCTGATTCGAGTCTGCAACGAGAAGAATCAGCCCGAGAAGAAGATGTCCCGGGCCGACATCCTGTCAAGGAACCGGGATTTGAACAGAGCTAGGCGGCAAGCGCTTGGTTCGAAGGGATGATTATGGGAAAGCACGAAGAGTTTCCTGACGAGGCATTTGCCCCGCAGGCTCACATCGGCACTGACCCTATGGAAGACAAGGACATTCACGTGTCCCAGACTACTGAGGTGATGCAGTGAGCGTTGCACAGCAGGTCCTCGCTCGAGCTGCGGCGAGGATTGGATACTATGCTCCAGATGACCCACAGCCAGGATCCGAAGCCGGTCGTTACTGGGCTGCTCGGACCGGACAGCAGTGGCTTGCTGGACCGTCCGACTCTGTGTGGTGGTGTATGCTCTTCGTTAGCATGTGCCTGGACGAGTGCGGACAAATTGACGCTATTGGCGGGTTCTCTTTCAACACAGATTATACCGTTAACAAGGTCCGTCAGCACCCCACGGCTTACTTCGTGTCAGTTTACGACGCCCAGCCGGGAGATGTCCTCATCTTCAACTGGGACGGCGGCGGAACGGACCACGTGGGATTCGTCGAGAAGAATCTGGGAGGAGGTACGCTCCAGACTATTGAGGGTAACACCTCTTCCGGGGACTGGGGATCCCAGAGTGCCGGTAATGGTGTATGGCGGCGTGTCCGTAGCGAATCGATCGCCTATGTAATCCGCCCTGCTTACTCTGATGGCGGAGCCAAGTCTGGTCCTGCCGACATCCGTGCCCTGCAGCGGGCCGTTCGGGCGAATCCCGACAATGTCGCTGGTCCGAACACCCGTTCTCGTTGCTACGCGCTGTCCTGCGCCTCGGAATGGGGCGGGAAGACCTTCCCCTTCGGTGTGAAGTTCACCCAGTCTGTTATCGGTACCGAGCAGGATGGCGTCTGGGGCGAGGCCTCGGAGGAAGCCCACGACGAGACTGTCGAGAACGTCCAGCGAGCTGTTGGCTCTGAGGTCGACGGCGTCTATGGTCCCGATACAAACACTCGAGTAAACGCGATGCTTGATCGCGCTGAACAGCCGTAGGAGGCTAAACAATGGCAGCCCCATACTGCACTTTAACCGGGACCATCCCGGGAGGAGAAAAGGGTCGGGCAATCGTCCGAATCATCCCTGACGTCGTCGGTGCTACGGCAACTGTCAACGGGGTCACAGTCGGTATGCGAGAGCATACTGTTCGGACAGACCATGCAGGTGCTGTCAATGTTGAGGTGTTGGCTCCGGGTGCTGGAGTGATCCCCTCTGGCGCCTGGACCCACACCATCTATGTCGACTCCCCCGGAATTGACCTAGTAAAGCACTTAGCCCTTACCCAGGGCGGAGAAATTGACATTATGTCCGCCGATCCCACTGATGAGATCGCCCCACTCCCTTTCGGTGGTGGCGGAGGCGGTGGAATCGGTACTCCCGGTCCCCCTGGACCTCCTGGGAAGCCTGGAGTTCAGGGTCCTCCCGGAAAACCTGGTGAAAAAGGTGACAAGGGTGATCCTGGTATTCAGGGCCCTCCGGGGCAGCCTGGCCGAGACGGGACCCCTGCCAATCTTTCAAACTACCCGACTAAGACGGAGTTGCAAGCGGACCTAGACCGCAAGGCCGATCGGGTGGATCTGAATGCTACTAACGCACTCGTAGCGAAGAACCTGAATCCGTTCCAGACTGGTGCTAGATACTACTCCCCAGTTACATACTACTGGCCCGACTACTACCAGGACGGAAAGCCCGGACAGTTCTCGAAGTGGGCACAGACCCTAAAGTTCCGTGACGAACTTGGGTATGTAATCATGAACCGCAACAGCGGAGACTGGGAAGCCTACGAGAAGGACTTCAAGAAGCAGGCAGAACTCGCTCTTGCCGCAGGAGCAAAGAAGATCCTCTTCTACATCAAGACTCAGTACGGTGCAGCAAGCCTCGGGCATGACGATCCTGGTCGAGCCGGCATTCCGAACCCCGACAAGTTCTCGAAGGAGTACATCCTCGAGCAGCTCAAGCGGGCTAAGCAGTGGTACGGCGATCTCGTTCAGGGGGTCTTCCTTGACGAGGTCATCAACGGCTGGGGAACTCAGGCCGGACGAGTCCCATGGTACAAGGATCTTATTGACACGATCCGTACTAATGAGGGTTTCAACTTCGTCATCGGGATCAATACTGGATCCAACATCTCTGAGGAGATGTGCAAGCTGGACTTCAATGTCTGCATGATGTATGAAGGCACGGCCCAGAAGTTCCTGACAAATGACGAGCAGACTCCGATCCTTCCGGCGCATATGGCCGAGTATCCGTCTACTCGCTGGTGGGCTACGGTCCACACGACCAACTCTCTGAACTACCGCGAGGTGTTCCAGAAGCTGGACTCGCTTGGAATCGGCCACGTCTATGTGACCGACGGCGTTCTTGCTGAAGACGGTCAAAATGGTGGTCAATGGCAACCGGTTGGCAACCCATACTCCAATCCTCCAGGAGAGAAGATCCGAGAGCTAATCATCCCTTGGATCAAGGGTTACCTCGAGCTCAAACTTAGGGTCGACGGTATGACCTCCGACGGCTCCAAGATCCTTGTTCTTGGTAAGGATGATCCGGTTCCTGCTGGAACTCCTGCTGGAACTGTGATTGTGAGGAGAGCTCGGTAATGGCCAGCATGCTCCCAATTCTGGGAACGTGGTGGTTCGGTAATGGCCGACGAGATGGCGATGGAGCGTACATTAATGTAAACTCCTCAACCACTCCATACGACCAGCACGCAATTCCAGTTCTCCAGAAGAAGTTCCGATTTACTCTGAACTACACCTCTGTTGATGAGAATCGCTTAGTCTTCCGAGCAAGTCGACTCAACGCCAAGAAAGAGAACCTATACCAGGATATCGTTGAGACAAAACGACTCCCTGCAGGGACTAAACGTTCGATCGATCTCGACATCGTCCTCCCGGATAGTCAGTATCCACTATGGCTACCGTCTATTCAGGTTCCATCGACCGGCCATGACATCCTAATCCACAGCCTTGAGGTCTACCCGACTCCTCCCGAAGGAATCGAGTTCGTCTCTCGAGCCGTTGGCGAGGGAATGGGAGGATCCATGCCCGATCTGATGGCTCCGTCGCAGTGGGGAGACCTGGCTGTGGTGTTCTATGCATCACAGTTCGGCAACACTGCTGCTCGTCCACCAACGGGATGGGTGGTCGCCATGCAGAATAATGCAGGCGGCCGATCTGGCTATGTCGCAGTCAAGAAAGTGACTAGTCCTCAGGATACCTTGGGCGTGCAGTTTGGGGGAACTGTGGCCTCCGGTGCCAGGGAACGTGCTCTGATGATCATCGTTCGCGGAGTCAAGGACTTTGACATCCATACCTGGCAAGCCGGGCTTCCAGAGATCGATCCGAAACATCTTGGGCTGGTAGCCGGGCAGTATCACGGAAACAAGAGTACCCCTCTGACTGACTGGCGAACCACCAAGAACAAGTGGAATGCCGGAACGAACTCCACAACCGACTCCTGGTCAGCACTTCTCGTCGGCGAGACTGAAAAGATCACAGGAATACCCAACGCTACGGCTTGGGCCTGGGTCTATTTAACCCCGATGATAGATGCGGCGGCCCAGGAAGATGCGGCTCCAACAGTTGAGGTCGTAGGGGGAGAGCGAGGGCTCGTTACCGTCTATGAGGCGGACGATTCCGAGACCCCAGCCCATATGAGAGCCGTCCCTAAGGGCTATCCTGACATAGGAACCATGATGATCACTAAGGGATTCCTTGTGGCTCATCGTGGAGGGTCAGTAAGCTGGCCAGAGGCATCAATAAGAGCCTATACCAACTCTGTAATGTTTGGGGCAGGGGCTCTTGAGGTGTCCTGTCAGTGCTCGAAGGACGGAATCTGGTTCCTGAACCATGATCGCACCCTTCAGCGCACCGACCCGACGGCTCCGAATACCCCCGTCACCGAAATGACCTGGGACGAGATCCGAAAGTTCAAGACTGTCGGCGAGCCAATTATGAAGGTCGAGGACTACTTCCTGGCATACGGGTCGAGTCACATCACAGTCCTGGATCCGAAGTACTCGGCGGCTAAATGGCAAGAGCTGAAGCAGTTCTTCCCATCCGACGCCAAGAACAGGATCATCTGGAAGTTCTCTGTTGACGCCACTTGGCTTGTAAACCAGTGGAAGGCCGATGGCTGGAAGTGCTGGGGATACTCTTACCCGGAACATGTCGCTGACGGGCGACTTAATGGGTGGGCAGGACCTTGGGACTATCTCGGAATGTCCTTCGAGGCAGACCAACAGACCTGGACCAAGACCCTAGCTCTGGGTAAGCCTGTCTGGGCGCACATCTGCGCTACCAGGGACCAGTACAACCAAGCAATGCAAAAGGGCGCTGCGGGATGTATGGTCTCTGGCGTAGCGAATATCCTAACCGAGAGTCTAGTCTAGGAGAATCATGATCACGATCGAGAGTCAGGGCGAATGGAAGCTGACCAGAAACTGGTTTGACAGAATGACCAAACTCGACCTGGCTCTGATCATGAATCAGTTCGGCAAGGAGGGGGTTTCTGCTCTCGCGGCGGCGACCCCCTCCAGGTCGGGCATAACTTCCAAGTCCTGGAACTACGAAGTTACTCGAAAAGGTAATAACTGGAAGATCACCTGGACGAATTCTAACGTAAACAAAGGCGCCAACATCGCCGTGCTCATCCAATACGGCCACGGAACCCGCAATGGCGGCTATGTTGTTGGTCGAGACTACATCAATCCTGCTATCAGACCGGTCTTCGACAAGATAGCTCAGAAGGCCTGGAAGGAGGTCACTAGATAGTGGCAACTATTGATGAGCGGGTAGTCTCGCTCAAGATGAATAACAAGCAGTTCCTGTCCGCCATCCGAGAATCTGCATCCAGCATGGACAAGCTTCGTGAGTCCTTGAAGATGGACAATGCGGCAGACGGACTGAGGCGAGTCGGAGAGATAGCTCGGAACACCACTTTAGGTGATTTGGCTCGATCTGCTGTCGATGCCGCCTCGAACATGTCTGTCATGCAGGGGATTGGTGTCGCAGCCCTTGGCGGAATCGGTGCCGCGGCTATTGACGCCGGTAAATCTATTCTTCAGCAGATGGTCCAACCTGCTATTGACGGGTTCAAGGAATACGAGACCCAGATTAATGCCGTTCAGACCATTTTGGCCAACACCAGTCAAAATGGCACCACATTGGACGAGGTCAATGCCGCACTGGATGAACTGAACTCCTATGCGGACAAGACCATCTACAACTTCACCGAGATGACCAACTCGATTGGTACATTTACGGTTGCAGGTATCGGTCTGAACGATGCCACGAATGCGGTTAAGGGCTTCTCCAACATGGCCGCCCTGTCTGGAGCTAATGCTACACAAGCTGCTGGCGCAACTTATCAGCTCGCCCAGGCCATGAGCTCTGGTGTGGTTAAGCTTCAGGACTGGATGTCTCTCGAGCACGCCGGCATTGCTGGTAAGCAGTTCCAGGACGCCCTGATTGAGACAGCTCGAATCATGGATACCGGTGTCGATGCCGCAATCGAGAAGCAGGGGAACTTCCGGCTCTCATTGCAGGAAGGATGGCTCACCTCTGAGGTCATGCTTCAGACGCTTAAGGTCATGACTAACGACCTATCTGAAGCTCAGATCATGGAGATGGGTTACTCTGAGGAACAGGCCGCTCGACTTAAGGATCTTGCCCAGCGAGCCGGGGACTCGGCTACCCAGATTCGGACATTCACCCAGATGATCGGTACCTGGCAGGAAGCCATGGGATCTGGATGGGCCGAGACTTGGCGAATCCTGATCGGCGACTTTAACCAGGCACAGACGCTGTTTACTGCTGTCGGAAACTGGGTCGGCGGGGTCATTAATGACATGTCCATGGCTCGAAATGACTTCCTCAAGGGGTTTGTTGCACTTGGTGGCCGAGAGGAGATTCTTCGGTCTCTTCTGAACCTATTCAAGGCGACGGTCAAGGTCCTCGGGCAAGTTGGGCAGGCCTTTAGCAAGGTATTCCTTAATGCTTCGCCTGAAGGTTTGTATCGAATCGTAAAGGCTTTCGCCGATTTCACTGAGAAACTGATCATCACGGACAACTTCGCTGATAAATTGCAGTGGACGTTCCAGGGTCTGTTCTCAGTGTTCCATATCTTATGGACAGTCATCTCTGAGATCGGCCAGGTGATCTTCACCGTTGCCGCCCACATCATTGGGGCATTCTTCCCTGCTGTTACTGGGATCAATTCTGGTGTATTCCAGCTCACCAAGGTCCTTGGTAAGGTGATCTTCTGGTTCGATCAGTGGTTTACTAAGCTCGACATTGGGGGTAAGCTACTCAAACTTCTTCTTCCGCCTATTGATCTGCTCGGCAAGGCCATTAAGTGGGTCGTCGAGAAGATTCACGACTTCATCATGTGGCTCGATGTCGGCACCAAGGTGACGAAGGTTGGACAGACGCTCAAGGACCTGTCTTCGAAGTTCGGCCTCGTAAAAGACGCGCTTAAGAACTCTATTGTTGGCCAACAGTTCTCCGCTGCGATGGATGCCCTCCATAATGGCATCGACAAAGCGAAGAATAAGCTCCACGAGTTCGGCCAGAGTGTTGGCAACAAGCTCAAGGCCAAACTAAACGCCGGGAAGGCGGCTCTGTCTGACTACTTTAAGGGCTTCAATTTCGGCGATATCTCCAACACAGAGGAAGTAATTTCCAAACTCGGAGAGAAGTTCAACGAACTTGGCGAGAAGCTGAAGATCTCTGAGAAGGTCGAGTGGCTGAAGGCCAAACTCATCGAGCTGAAGGAAGCCCTCGAGGAAGTCTGGCAGAAGATTCAAAATAGCAGTGCTTGGGACAAACTCTCCAACACAGCTCACACTGCCGGACAGAAGGTCAAGGATCTGGCCCTCTCCTTCCGGGACTGGGTGAATGGGCAAGGTGACGTCACAGGTAAGGCCTCTGCTGCCGCAGGGGCGGTTGCCTCGGTTGGTACCGCTACAGCTCAGGCGGCAAAGGACGCCGGGGAAGCCGCGAAGCAGAACTTCATCCTTAAGTGGATGGATGATGTTAAGCGGCTCGCTGACAGGCTCCACCTTCCTGAGATCTTCGACGCTATCAAGAAGAAGCTCATCGAGGTTAAGGAGTTCATTACTCAGACCGTGGCACCAAAGGTCAAGGAAGCCGTCAACAAGATGTTCGGCGGGATTGGTGAAGCAGCTAAGAATGCTAATGAGAACCTCAAGTCTTATGACATGGGTGGCATTCTGCTCACAGTTCTCGGTGGTGGCGCTCTAGTCGCTATTACCAGCTGGATGAACTCCTTCAAGAAGAACTTCGACAAGATTGGCAGCCTCGCCGATAAGCTGAAGGACTTCTTCGACAAGTTAACTGAGACCCTCGATGCCTTCATCGAGCAGATCAAGGCTGAGGCCCTTAAGCAGATTGCTATTGCGCTTCTGATCCTTGCTGCAGCGCTGATTGTCATGTCGCTGGTCCCCTTCCCCAAGCTGATCAAGGGAATTGCTGCCCTTGGCGCTCTGTTTGCGATGTTAACATTCGCAATGAAGCAGATGGAGAAGATCGACCATGACAAACTCCAAGGTATCGCCGGTACACTGACCGTTCTTGCTGTAGCAATGGTAATTATGGCCGTTGCAGTTAAGATGCTCGGTAATATGGACCCGGCCTCAGCCCTACAGGGTGTTATGGCACTACTTGTCATCCTTACTGTGCTTACACAGTTCATGGAGACTGTGCAAAAGAATGCAAAGCGCATGCAGCCGAGCGCGAACATTCTGCTCGGACTAGCTGTAGCATGTGTACTACTCGCCGGAGCTGTATACATGCTCGGCTCCATGAAGACGGGTACCGCCCTCCAGGGCGTTATCGCTCTGTCGGCGATCATTGCTGCCCTTGCGGGGTTCATGGTCATCGTCAGCAAGAACCCCTACATGGGGCGCGGCGCTGCAATCCTGATGTCACTGGCTGTGTCTGTGAACATTCTAGTCGCAGCTATCTGGCTGCTTGGTAGCATGGACATGGGTAAGCTCGTACAAGGCGTGATCTCTATTGGCGTCATTATCTCCTTGCTCGCCGTAGCGGTTAACGTCGCCAGCCGAGGAAGCGGTAAGGGCGCAGCGATCATTCTGGCCATGGCGGCAGCCATTGTCGTGTTCGTCTATGCCGTCGAGAAGCTCGGCGAGATGGATATTGTCAAACTCGCACAGGGTATGATCGCTCTTGCGGCGGGGTTGGCCATTCTGGTATTCGCTATGGCCTCGGCGGATGCATTCACCGAGGGTGCAGCAGGTCTCGCCCTTGCGGCTGGAAGCATGCTTCTGTTCGCAATGGCAATTGAGAGACTGTCCCAGCTATCCTGGATGCAAGTGGCTATTGGTCTAGTCGCACTTGCTGGTGGACTGACAGTGCTTCTGGTTGCAGCGTTTGTCGCAGACCTAGTGGCTCCGGGGCTGATCCTACTTACGGCGGTCTTGATCGCCTTTGGTATTGCGCTGTTGCCCATTTCCATCGGTCTGGCGGCTTTCGCGGCAGTACTGGGCATATGTGCCACCTCTGGTGCGGCTGCGTTCGTCGTCTTGATCAACGGCCTCAAGGGTCTCGCCGAGATTCTTCCGAACCTCGCCATTCAGCTGGCTTTGGCGATTACGGCGTTCATCGTCACGCTCGGAGACAAGGCTCCCGAGGTCGGAGTTGCTATGGCGAAGCTGATCGGGGCATTGCTCTATGCTATTATCGCTAATACACCGTTGGTCGTGCAGGCGATCTTCACTCTGATATCGGCATTGCTCACAGAGTTGGACAACCATGCCTATGAGTTTGGATCTAAGGGCGCGGATTCAGTAGCCAAGTTCATCCAGGGTATTGCTGACAACATGCAGAACATCATTAATGCTGGTTCTGACTTGATTGTCAACTTCCTGGATGGAATCGGCAACAATGCTGGCCGGATAATCGACAAAGCCGTGTGGACCATTCTAAAGTTCCTCGAGGGCATCCGGGATGCGATCAACAACTACTCGGCTCGATTCCGTCAGGTCGGTAAGGAGATTGCTTGGGCTATTATTGATGGTGTGACCGGCGGACTCGCATCCAAGGCTTGGAAGATTGGTTCTGAGCTGGTTAATGGCGCCAAGAATGGTATCTCTAAGATGAAGAGCTACCTGGGTATTGCTTCTCCTTCCAGGCTCATGAAGACTATTGGTGGATTTATGGGTGAGGGTCTCGCAATCGGTATCCGAGCCGAGCACGAGAACATCGCCAACGCCAGCGAGGGAATGGGTAAGACTGCCTATGAGGCTCTCTCTCAGGCACTCGAGGGAGTCAACGAACTCATCGAGGAAGACCCGTCCTACAAGCCGGAAGTCAAGCCCGTTCTCAATCTCGAGGAGATGGAGAAGCAGGCAAAGGGTATTAACAGCCTCATGCCTGCGATAGGCACCACGCTCAACGCAGCGAATGGTGCACGGCCTACAATTCCTGTGGACGCCAAGTTCGATGACAAGAACAGTCAAAATGGCACCACAAACATCACCTTCAACCAGACGAACAACTCGCCAGAGGCCCTTGACGCTGCGGACATCTACCGCAACACCAAGACGCAGCTGGCCATGGCAAAGGACGCGTTGACTGTATGATCACCGAAGTCTCATCTCTCACCAAGGGGGGCGAATCCCTCAATCTTGATCTATTCGACCCCTGGAGCTCGGGTATCGCAGTCAAGGAGATCACCGGTCTTGGCCCAGTCAAGACGGAACTCAGTCTTGAGCGATATGCGCTGATTGATGGGGCATTCCTGAAGGGGGCGAGGGTGGGGACTCGTAATGTGGTTCTCACCCTCATCCCCGTCGGGGAAGACATCCAGACTGAACGCCGAAAGATCTACCACTACTTCCCGGTCGGGGAGACGGTGACCTTTGGCGTGGTTACTGATCAGGTGGCCGTCAAGTCCAGCATGATTGTCGAATCCGTCGAGCCGAACATCTTCTCCGAGAGGCAGGAGATCGGAGTCTCGCTGATTGCTATCGATCCGTACTGGCGATCCAACTCCCCATCCATCACGGGTCTTGTTGGGTTCAACGACGTCACGCCTCTGTTCCAGTTCCCGTTCAAGTCTGCAGACAACCCAAAGGAACTCATCTTCGGCGATATGTCCAACTCGTCTGGTAAGGACATCAACTACCTTGGCGACGCTGACACAGGCGTTGTCATCACCTTCTCCTTCAATGGTAATGTATCTAACCTGACAGTGATCAACCAGACCTACGACGAGGCAATGATCATTAACAAGGTCAAGGACTTCTATAGAGGCGAGCAGCTTGTCATCGATACTCGACCTGCCAAGAAGTCTGTTAAGCACATTGCCGGAGGTAAGGAGTCATTCATCACCGGTGTTCTCGACATCAAGAGCCAATGGATCAAGCTCCACCCGGGCAACAATACCATTGGTCTACAGTTCGTCGGGAACCCCAACGACATGGATATCTCTATCGAATACGAGACCTTGTATAGGGGCGTCTAATGCATCTGTTTTACAGAAACCGTCTGGACTGGAAGGACACACGTGAGATTCCAGACGACTTCATCTCACTGAACTGGACCGAGAGGGCTTACGACTTCGGCCAGTTCGAGCTAGCGGTCTTCACGACCGACTCAGTACCTATGTATCGCCTTGGGAACTTCATCTCGAGGGACGATACGGATACCGTGATGGTCATCGAGACGTGTTCCATTGAGCAGCAGAACAACGGCAGCTATAAGCATACCTACTCTGGGCGGTCTCTCGAGAGTATCTACACCTGGCGTGTACTGGAACACAAGACCTTCATCAAGCCTGATGCCCAGCAGAAGTTCAATGCTCAGCTGTTCGCTCAGCAGATGGCCAATAACCATCTTGGTCCCGCGGCCGGTGCCTCAAGGGCTCTACCTGGATGGACATTCCACGGCGATCCGGAAGTCAGCGAGTACGCCTATGTGAATGATACGGGTCAGAAGCTTCAGGACGGTAAGTGGGTTGTGTGGGACCGTTGCCCCCTCAACGAGCCATTCGGCCAGATCCTCCAGGCCTGCAAGCCAAACGGATACCCCCTCTACTACAAGGTCACTTGGGAACAGGGAAACTTCCATACCTACATCCGGCACCCTCGCCTTGTTGAGACCATTGTACTCTCAGACAAGAACGAGAACTTCACGGACTATAAGGCCGTATACTCCATTGTCGACTCAAAGAATGTCGTCTATGAGATCTTTGACTCGGGCGACGTCGAACTGAATGACAACTGGATTGCTGATGGTACGACTCACCGTAGGGAGCACCGACTCCGCTATGGCGACGGTGTGGATCGACGGGAGGCCCTGTGGAACAACACCCAGGTCCACAAGCCGTATCGAGCTGAAGACTGGAAGGCTCTGACTCCGGCTCAGAAGCAGATGGTCTCAGCATTGACTGAGATGTGGTATCCCTACTGGGTGCTGGACGCCATGTTCCCGAAGTACAATCCGCTAGGCGTCATGTCTGGCAAGATTGACAACTTCTCGAATGTGGAGTATCGTAAGGGCTTTGTCTGTGGGGACGTGATGTACTACGTCCCTACAAACGGCGGTCAGCCCATCGAGGCCCAGCTTACTGAGATGACTGAGTCCTGGTCCGATAGCGGTTTCACGCAGACGCCTGCCATCTCAATGGCTTCTCGAAACAAGTGGACGGGTGACACATTCCGTCTCAACTACCTACGAAAGGGGCCCGGTATCGTGATCGAGCCTCGAGACGGAGATTTCGCAAATGCCTCTATCTAGTGGTTTCTACAATTCAGTTAACGGAGACAGGGTATACGACGCAGAGCAGTTCGGCGCCCTATTCGATGGAATCATATCGGATGGTGTGTTCCCGAATGTCGGCGACCACTTCCTGGTTCGTCCCGGGACCAACGAGATGGCTATCTACGTCGGATCCGGCAAGGCTTGGTTGAACCGCCGTTGGGTGGAGAACACCGCTGACGAGAAGCTGTCCATCAGCGCTGCTCACGCCTCGCTGGACCGTATCGATTCTATCGTGCTGTCTGTTGACAACAACAAGGCCGTACGAGCCGCTCGACTTGAGGTGCTGACTGGCCAAGCTTCTGGTAGTCCTCAGGCTCCCCTGCCGACGGACACCCCCGGTAAGAAGTACATGGTGCTCGCCAACATCCGAGTCCTCAAGGCTGCCCGGCAGATCTCTCCGGAGCATGTCTCTTCTCGAGTCGGGTACGGCGGCTCTAATGGCGCGCCATACATCGGCGGACCGGCGAACACTATCGATCTTGCCGGCCTTCAGAACAAACTGCAGGGCGAGTTCGATACCTGGTTTAAGGCCGTTCGAGACGCACTGACTCAGGCTGGTGGAAACACGGCTACTGAGGTCGCCAACCTTAAGGCGTCGGACACGGCGCAGAACCTCAAGATTGCCAACGTCGAGTCTCGAGTCGGGACCAACGAGAGCAAGCTGGTTAACATCAACTCAGCTCTTAATAACGCTAGCACCCTCTTCCAGATCGCTAGCCGAGGAAATGCAGGTCTTCACAACTCCCTGTTCCGAGGGGGATCCCTTGGTAACAACGTGAACCCGTATCTCACGTCGATCCGAAACGGAACCTTCGACAACATGTTCCTGGGCGACTACTTCTCGATTAACGGTGTTACTTGGCGTATTGTCGCATTTGACTACTTCTATGGAATCGGCTACCCCAAGTACCTCCGTCACCACGTGATCGTCCTTCCTGATCAGCCCCTCTACACGAGCCGGTACAACGACACGAACAACATCCCGACGGCGTTCACCTCGTTCGAGATCGGGCGAACTGGTCTGAACCGAGCCATCTCCACGGCTCAGGGGGCATTCGGTACTGGGAACGTTCTTCAGCCCCTGACGAAGTTCCCGACCTCGTACAACAACCTCTCGCAGATCACTGGCTCGGACTGGCTGGCTCACACAGCTGGCCTTATGACTGAGGACATGATCTTCGGACGTCAGGCCATCTCAAGGCACGACTTCCAGCGAGGGGATCTTGCTATCGGACGATTCCCGATCTTCGAGTTGGCCAAGAACTACATCGCCTGCGAAAGCAACTACTGGACTCGAGACATCGCTACGACGAACTCCTCGATCTATGTGGGTACTGACGCATCTGAGTATACAGCGGCCTACACCTCGGAGCAGGGCGTCCGTCCCTACTTCGCGATTGGATGACATGCAGCACTTCGGTCTGAATCCAGTCCTGGACATGAGCCTGGCTATCGTATTCTCGGTGCTGGGCTCGTCCGGGATCTGGGCATGGATTATGAAGCGCGGGGAAAGGAAGTCAGCCAGTACCCAACTGCTGCTTGGTATGGCGCATGACCGCATCGTCTATGTCGGAAAGACATATCTTCACCGAGGCTACCTCACACTCGATGAGTATGAGGACTTCATGAAGTACCTCTACGAACCCTACTCCGAGTTCGGAGGGAACGGCCTGGCTGAGAGGATTGTCGATGAGGTTAAGCGCCTACCAATCGTCCCCACTCCCAGACCTCCCGCAAAGAAGAAACAAGATGGCTAAGCACCTCAAGGAGAAACAGATGACGAACAAGTCCTACGACATCCTCAAGTGGGTTGCTCTGGTTGCCCTCCCGGCTACCTCTGCACTCTATGTCACTCTGGCAGCCCTGTGGCACCTTCCCTACCCGACTGAGGTCGCTGGGACGATTGCCGCTATTGACACCTTCCTTGGTGTGCTTCTGGGCGTCAGCTCGAACAAGTACACGGGTAACCAGCCCTCCGGGGCCCTTCACGTGGACGAGTCTCAGGGTATTCACGCCACCTTCGACCAGGGCGTCGGCGAGATGCTCCGGAATGGCAAGGTGACGCTGGATGTCAAGCAGGTCTAAGCGAGAAAAACCTGCCCTATTATGAAACCCTAGAAAGGAGCCACTATGAAGAACCCCGACCCCATTCAGCAGACCATCGAGTCAGCTCTGAAGGATGCCGAGCTTCACGATCCTGCCTCGGATGACTATACCACCATTGTTCGCAATGTTGAGACTCTCGCAAAAGCCAAAGCACTTGGCGAAAGCAAGAAGCTCAGCAAGGACGCAATTCTTGGTGCGGTCACCTCGATGGCGGGCATCCTAGCCGTCCTCCAGTACGAGCGACTCGCTGTCGTCAGCTCGAAGGCATTCGGGCTCATCATGAAGGTTAAGCCCTTCTGAGATTCGTCAGGCCCCCTGTGCAATACGCATGGGGGGCTTGGCTTATCTTTTTTGCCCGCGAGAAAAACGGAGAGTATAATGAAACCCTGACATAGAAAGGACACTCTCATGAACCTCTCTCCCGCCGCTGCACAGGCCGCCCTCGACTACGCTGAGGAGCTTGCTGCTACTGGACTGAGCTCGACTGAGTACGACCACCTCTATCTCTGACAAGACTTTAGATCCCGACATGGGATCTAAGGTTTCGCCGAATTTTCCCGCGTTTATGTTTTTAGTCACATTAGTCACAGGAGTCGCAGAAATAACACATGGTATAATGAAGACCCTAGAAAGGAACCACAATGTTCACCCTCGCTGCTCTCATTGCCCTCCCCTTCGTCATCATCAGCGCCCTGCTGATCATCGGCGAAATCTTCGGCAAGAAGACCCGTGAAATCTGATCCCTACTAATCTCACAGCCAACGATCCCGCCATGGGATCTAGGCTTTTCTTTTTTTTTTTCGCTACATAAACTTACCCTATATTGAAGACCTTACTCTGAAAGGACACATCATGACTACCGCCGCCATCATCGCCATTATCGTTCTGTCGATTCTGCTGACGATCGCCATCGGTACTACCATCTTATTTATCTACATCGCCTACCTCATGACTGAGGAGCGAGATGGTTTTGAGAGGAAGTACAAGAAGGCACTCGCAGCTAAGAACGTCGACTGGAGCCTCGATAATGACAACGCTGTCAGCGATTTCTTGAAGCTGTACAACTCCATCAAGGAGAAGTAACCTTCACCGCTATACCCCATTAACTTGGGGTATAGGCTTTTCGCGGGTATTTCCTGGCGTATATTGAAGACCTACGAAAGGAAAGACCATGCTTTACATCGCTCTAGCGCTCACAACCACGCTCACCATTTTCTACGGGATTGCTTATAACGAGCAAAAGCACCAGACCTTCACTCTCAAGTGTAGAGTCGACATGCTTACTTGCAGAAATAAGATTCTCCAGGAAAAGCTGGACAAGGCTAATCGCAAAGAAGAGATGGCAAAGTACCCCATCTACTCCATGCTCTAGTCTACAGCCATACCCCATTAACTTGGGGTATGAGCTTTCGCGTAAAAAACTATGTCTATAATGAGACCCCTCTACTCGAAAGGAACCACCATGGACACCAACGACACCACCGTCGAGACCAACGACAAGGTTTTCGAGTTCAAGTTCAACAAGGACGCTCTCGTCCCCGCTATCAAGCGGAACGCTACCAAGCTCATTGCTGGAGCCGCTGTGTTTGCAGCAGGCACCGCTCTGACTCTGATGGCGATCCGTTCGGTACCGGAGATCGAAGAATCCGAAGAGCTTGAGCACGACGACCTTGACGAGGCCGACGCTGTCGAGTCCGAAGACTCTGACGACTGAACTCTCACCTATAACCTGACTTGGGTTATAGGCTTTTCTCGAGAAAGGACACATATGGAATTCGGACAATGGCTTGGCATATACGGCCTACTTCTGCTTATCTGGATCGAACTTCGCGATATTAGAAAGAAGATGAAATGAAATACCTATGGACTGGCTGCATGGCTTTGTTCTTCGCCGCTCTCGGATGGGTACTCTGGAGTAAGTTCGGGGGCACTCTTCCCGAGAAGGTCTTCGGAGAGACGGTCATCGGGATCTTTGGAGTAGGCTTCTGCTCCTACATCTTCATGGAACTCGACTACTAGGAGGTATGATGAATGACTGGACTCTTGCGGCTATATGCGCACTCCTCATCACGAGCGTACTTATCATCATCGCACTCGGACTCGGGATACTCGTCAAGACGGGGCTTATGGCGGGCCTTGTTATCATGTCTCTACTCGGGGTCGGATTGACTCTCCATCTGTAGTCCGCGAGAAAAACGGGGTGTATTATGAAACCCCTCGTTTGAAAGGACACATCATGACCCGCATTCTCGTTTCGACCATCAAGACCGTGACCTTCATCCTCGGTATTGTTCTCGCATCCTGCTTTATCGGCAGGGGTGCAAACAACCGTATGAAGCACGTCCTGACGGTTCAGCAGCGATTCATTTCGCGTCGTGACAACCGACTCAACCGCTGGTAATCCAGCTCTATACCCCGACATGGGGTATAGGCTTTCGCCGAACTAGAAAGGAGCACATATGCTAGTAGTCCTGCTAGGTCCGAGCTGCTCAGGCAAATCTACATTCCAGAAAGAACTGGTGGAAAATGAAGGATACCATGCGGTCCGCACTGCAACCACCCGACCTAAGCGTATGGGAGAGGACCTATCTTCCTACTACTTCCTCAAGGATCAAAGCTTTGCTGAATGGGAGGAGCGAGGCGATCTCTTGTGTGTCGAGACCTTCCGAGGTTGGCGCTACGGGGTACCACTTGACGAGATTACCCGGAGGGGAGACCGCCCTAATCGAGTTGTCATCCTCACACCCGGAGGTGTCATGGAACTCCTATCACGACATGCAGAAATCATCACCGCCGATGCGCTGTCCGTCCTATACCTCGGAGTCGATGGGGCTACGGGGGAATATCGCGCTTGTAAGCGAGGTGACTCCAGACGAGAGTACCTCCGACGAATGGCCGCAGATTCTATCGATTTTCGACACTATCCTAAAGAAACTGGTGTTTGGGAATTTACCCCAGATTTCATCCTGGATTGCGTCAACAATCCGCAGAATTACAAACTCACTCCTCGACTCAGGAAAGTAGAAAGGAAGCACAAGTGAGCATCATCTGGTGGACGCTGTATATTCTCGGGGCCGTTACGATCGTAGTCGTATGGCTCAATCTCATCACTCTCTTAATCAGAGTATGCACCTACATCTTCAAGTCAGAGTGGTGTAAGGTCAAGGTCATAGAGGGTCCTCCTGGGCCTCGTGGGGAAAGGGGTGAGAAGGGTGATCGCGGTGAGAGAGGACTCCCAGGCACCGCTGGTAGCTTCGTGTTCAACGACCACGCCAAGGCAACAGTCAAGGCGGTAATGCGAGAGCAGGGTATTCTCTCTCGTAAGGATATCGAGTCCCTAATTCGCATGGAGGTTGCAGCACATTTGGCTAAGCTCGAGATCTCGCACACGACATATCCCGGACTGCACAAGGAAGTCATGAACATTAAGACTAAGGATAAAAAGTGATCAATGCGAACAATTGTACGCAATTTGTCAAGGCAAACGCGCCGGCGATTCTCGCAGCCTCCGCGTGCATTGGGACCGTCACTACTGCCATCCTCACGGCGAAGTCTACGACGCTCGCAATTGAACGGATCGCCAATTATTGCGAAGATAACCTCCGGTCGCCGGATGACCTCTCCTGGCGGGAGAAGTTCGCAATATCTTATCTGGTGTACATTCCCCCGGCCATCGCAGGGGTTGCTACTCTGGTATCGATTGTCGCGGCAAACCGTATCCAGTACGCTCGTGGAGCGGCGTTTGCGTTGGCCTACTCAGGTTCAGAGGCAGCGTTTAGACGATATCGCGAGGCGGTGTCGGACGTGGTTAAACCGAAGGACGTACAGAAGGTTGCGGCCCGCGTTGCAGAGAAATCGGTTCAGGAGGCTGGTGAACCACGTCCCGGGACTGTCCTTGTGGCCTCATCAGGAGATGTTCTGTGCTACGATACTTTCTCGGGGAGGTATTTCAAATCCGACATCGAAACCATTCGCCGAGTCGAGAACAACATCAACGGGCAGCTCAACTCAGAGTGCTACGCTTCCCTTAACGAATTCTACGCCGGACTTGGGCTTCCGCCAGTGTCCGCCGGTGAGCTTGTTGGATGGTCTGATCCCAACGCCCTCAGTGTGGAATTCGGGTCTCTCCTTACCGAGAAGGGGGAGCCTGTCCTAACCATCGATTTCTTGGTCGCACCCAAGGAAAACTACTTCAAGATCAACTGAAAGGAAACTGACATATGTTCACCCACGTTATCCGCGTCCAGGGCTTCTTCGACGACGAGCCCACCACCAAGAAGCTCTACTTCAACCTCTCCCGTCGAGAGATCTTCGAGTTCATCAGCCGTTACGAGGGCGTCAAGTCCTTCGAGCAGATGCTCAAGGTGGCTACTGACAATGAGGACCGTCTCACGATGATCCGGTACATTGACGACCTCGTGGGGTCTGCTTATGGCGAGCGCCAGGGCGACCGATTCGTCAAGAACGACGTCATCAAGGAGTCCTTCCTCAACAGCCCCGAGTACGAGGCATTCTTCGAGGAGCTCATGGAGAAGCCTCATGTGGTGAAGGCCTTCTACGACGGCATCATGCCCGCCAGCGTCATCAAGTCCGTCATGAACGACCCCAAGTACAAGCAGCTTGAGGAGGACGCGAAGAAGGCGGAGATCGACGCACTCTGACATATATGGGGGCCCTGGAGAAATCTGGGGCCCCCACCTCTCTCAAAGGAGCCACTATGGCGAATGCACCAATCCGTCCGAACCTACCCTCCAACAGCAAGACCACCGAGCGCAAGAAGATCGAGCAGGTGACCTCAAAGCCTGCAGCAAAGAAGAAGCAGAGCTTTGGTACGAAGGCTGTAGCCGCTTTCGTCGGAGAGGATATTGAGAATGTTGGCCAGTATCTACTTTACGACGTTGCGATCCCAGCTATTAAGAACACTCTCTCGGACCTCGTTTCGCAAGGGGTGGAGCGTCTCCTCTTCGGAGAGTCTTCGCCTCGCTCACGCAGCGGATCTTCAGTACCCCGAGTCTCCTACGGCTCGTACTCTAGACCGGGCATGGCGCCAGGCAACCGACGAGATGCTTCTCCTCGCACCCGTCGCTACCATGATTTCTCGGAAATTGAACTTGAGTCGAGAGATGAAGCTTATCTCGTTATCGACCGACTCGGAGACCTCATCGAGGAATACGGTCTTGCCACCGTTGCGGACCTGTACGACTTGTGCGGAATCACTACCGAATACACTGACGAGAACTGGGGCTGGACTTCGGCCCGGTACATGTCGGTGATCCGTAGCCGTCGAGGCTACATGCTTCAGCTCCCGAAACCGGATCACATTAACTCACGATGAATCCACAACAAGTGCGGCTAGAGCTTATCGCCGCCTATCCATACTCAGACAAGTGGCGTCGCCGTGTTGAACGCATGGAAGACGACCAGGCAATTGCTATCTACCTTCGACTCAAGAAAGCAGGACGTATCAAATGAATCTCGGAGTTGTTACTCGTCTCGCTGGGCGCGCTGGGCTGGTCCTCAGCAAGCATGCCCCGACTATCCTGACTGCCGCTGGAACCGCTGGGTTCATCGGCACCACCATTCTCGCCTCCAAGGCCACGCTGAAGGTCGAGGAGACTATTGCTGAGGAGACTGCACTTCTCGTCAAGGTCCACGAGGCTCACGAGGCCGGCAAGCTCGAGGACAAGGACGCCCTGCACGACAAGGTAATCCTCTACACCCGAATGGCCAACAAGCTGGCAAAGCTTTATGCCCCCGCCCTGATTCTTGGTGCGGCATCTATTGTCTCGCTGGCTACTGGGCACGGAATCATGCTCAAGCGGAATGCCTCCCTGGCTGCCGCTTATGCAGCTGTCGACCAGGCCTTCAAGACCTACAAGAAGAAGGTCGAGTCAAAATTCGGTAAGGACGCTGTGATCGACGCGCTTGTCTCTACTGCTGAGGAGGACCTCACCAAGAACGAGCTGACGATGGAGGCTATCGCCGCAGTTGACGGAGTCTCGCCTTATGGGGTCATCTTCGACGAGACGAACAACAACTGGTCCGCAGATGAGGACCTTTCCATGCTCCACCTCAAGTGCCAGCAGCAGTACGCGAATGATATTCTGCAGACTCGTGGGCACATCTTCCTCAACGAGGTCTACAAGATGCTCGGGTTCCCGCACACTCCCGCTGGTGCTGTGACTGGCTGGGTCAAGGGCAACGGCGACGACTTTGTCGACTTCAACATCTTCGAGGGAACCTTCGAGGGCGAGGACGAGAAGGGTCGTACGGTCACCAAGTGGGCGCTTGACTTCAACGTCGACGGCGTGATGTACGACAAGATCTGAGGCGCATATGCTTGATCGAGTACTCGCATTTGGAGCCGGAGTTATCGCCGGCGGAGTGGGCGTATATGTCGTACTTGCTCGCAAGTTCGAGCGAGACTTCCAGGAAGCAACAATCGAGATCAACAAGGAGCTGGCTGAAATTGCTGAAGCGAAGCACAAAGAGAAGGTGGGAGAGGGCGCTGATTCAGAGGGTAGTGAACCAGAACCTGGACCAGTGGTACAGGAGTCTGTTGTGGATTACTCTCCGAGTCCTGTGGACGATTCCGACCAGGAGGAAGTAACCAAGCGCACTCTCGATAGGCAGCACTTCGAGGCCTATCAGATCACCGAGGCAGAGTACAATGCTCCTAATCACCAGGAGCATGTCGAGCTGACCTATTACATGGAGGATGACGTCTTCGCCGACAATCGAGGCATCCCCCTTGCGAACACATCGTGGTTCGACAACATCATCTCGGGTGTGTCGGCATCCGATTCCATCATCTACGTCCGAAGCATGAGCCGCCACGCGGACTTTGAGATCACTCTCATTGACGAGTCTTATGAGCATTCTGTCCTCGGAGTTGAGCCCTACGAGGATGAGTAATGATCGAGGCAGCACCGGATAACTCATATTTCGAGTGGCTTGTGGATCGAACGGGGGATACTAGGCTTGCTGAGTCCCCCGAGGAGTCCTTCATGAGCCTGCTCGAGATCATGCACCAGACGCCGTTCAAGGTGACGATCGCGAACGACATCAACCGTGCACTGGATGGTATTGAGCTCCGTAAGGTATTCACCAGGGAAAACCCTGATGTGTCTTACGTGTGGCTGAACGAGCAGGAATGCTCTATGCTCGAGATGTTCATCGCTTTGGCCGAGCGTATGGACATGATGCTCGAGGATGATGATACGCCATATTCCCTCGAATGGTACTTCTGGGAGATGGTGAAGAACTGTGGCCTCTACGAGTACACCGACGAGGCCCTGTTCAACCCCCGCCACGAGGAAGAGGTAGAGTCTATCCTCGAGCGGATTAACGCACGGTACTACACGAAGATGGGGCACGGATCCATGTTCCCTCTTCGTGCTATTCCCCTGCACGGCGCACGTGATATGCGAAAGGCAGAACTCTGGGCCCAGATGAACGCCTACGCAAACGAGAACTATATGTAAAGGAGACTCATGGATTTCTACCGAATCTGCGAGCGTACCACTAAAAGTGGAAAGGTGGAAATCTACCCTGAGTTCCTCGTCGGAAGGTCGAGGGATATTCTCATCCAGGGGCGAGACTTCCAAGCCATATGGGACGAGGAGAAGGGACTCTGGTCTACAGACGAGTTTGACGTCGCTACGTTTGTAGACAGGTCCCTCTTCGAGTACCAGAAGAATCACAAAGGTCAGCTCGAGACCGTTGTGAAACCCCTGTCCAATTACAGCAACGGACTATGGACCAGCTTCCAGACATGGAAGTCCAGGCTTCCTGACAATGGCCAGGAGCTTAACTCAAAGCTCATATTCGCGGATAGTAAGCCTAGAAAGGAAGACTATGCAACCGCAAGACTACCCTACTCACTGGAGGATGGCACTCCGGACGCTTGGGGAAGACTTATTGGAGTCCTATATGATGAGGATGCTCGACGAAAGCTTGAGTGGATCATCGGCTCCATAGTGGCTGGGGATAGCAAACGGATACAGAAGTTTGCCGTCCTATATGGTCCCCCCGGGTCTGGAAAGTCCACCGTCCTCAATATTCTGGAGCTCCTCTTCCAAGGCTACACAACTACATTCGATGCAGGAGCTCTTGGATCCAAGTCAGATCAGTTCGCGACCAGTTCTCTTGCCAAGAGTTCGCTCGTGGCCATCGACCAAGATGGAGACCTATCACGGATCGAGTCCAACGGGCTCCTCAACAGTATCGTCGCTCATGAGACCATTCTCATCAATGAGAAGGGCGTTCGACGATTTCCCAAGCGAGTTAATGCGATCTTGTTCATCGGGACTAACAAGCCTGTTAAGATCACAGACTCCAAGTCAGGTATCATCCGTCGACTTATCGACATCTCCCCTACCGGGAACAAACTGGATATCGGTGAGTATCAAACTCTCATGACCCAGATCCGGGATGAGCTTGGAAAGATCGCGAATCGTAGTCTTGAGGTGTATCGTAGTCTTGGTAAGCACTACTACGACGGCTACCGACCTCAAGAGATGATGATGAACACCAACGTCGTGTTCAACTTCGTTGCCGAGAACTACCTCCAGTTTAAGGAGGAGAACCAGGTGACACTGAACATGGCGTACAAGATGTATAAGGAGTACTGTGCCGAGAGTAATATCCCGTATCCGAAGAGTAAACACCTCTTCCGAGAAGAACTTCGAGACTACTTCGATGATTTTCAAGAACGAGTTCAGCAAGGGGGAAACCGGTATCGAAGCTTATATTCCGGATTCCGAGCCTACCTCATCGACGCCCCTGAACTCGAGCCAAAGCCCGAAGAGCCCTACTCCCTCGACCTCGACCAGGAAGAATCCCTTCTTGACGAAGTCCTCATGGAGTGCCCGGCTCAGCAGGCAGGGCCTTCTGGAACTCCGCAGTTCCGATGGGCGAACGTTCACACTCATCTGAAGGACATCGACACCCACGAGGTCCACTACGTCAAGGTCCCTGAGAACCATATTGTCATTGACTTTGATATCAAGACAGATGGTAAGAAGGACCTGAACCGCAACCTTCAAGAAGCCTCGAAGTGGCCTCCGACCTATGCAGAGACTAGCCAGGGCGGAAACGGTATCCATCTTCACTATATTTACGATGGCGACCCGACAGAGCTGGCAAGACTCTATGACGAAGACATTGAGATCAAGGTCTTCACCGGGGACTCATCCTTGAGGCGGAAGGTGACACACTGCAACAACATTCCGGTAGCTCATATTTCGGAGGGGTTGCCGCTTAAGGAGCGCAAGGTGATAAACAAAACCACCATGGCGAACGAGAAGAAGCTGAGAGACCTGATCGAGAGGAATCTGCGCAAGGAGATCCATCCTGCGACGAAACCCTCGATCGATTTCATTGCTAAGATCCTCAGAGACGCCCAGGATCAGAACATGATCTACGACGTCAAGGATCTGAAGCCGCGCATTCTCGCATTCGCCATGAACTCGACGCATCAGGCAGATGCAGCCATCAAGACGGTGATGGAGATGCCGTTCACAAACGAGGATCCCGAGGTAAACGTCGTCGGGTTCCCTTCTGATGAGCTGGTGTTCTTCGATGTCGAGGTCTTCCCGAACCTGTTCCTTGTGAACTGGAAGGTGAAGGGTAATCCGGTGGTCCATCGGATGATTAACCCCACCCCCGAGGAGATTGAGGCCATCTGCGAGATGCGTCTTATCGGCTTTAACTGCCGGAAGTATGACAATCATATTCTCTATGCTCGTACGCTCGGGTTCAACAACGCCAAGCTGTATGACTTGAGCAAGAGGATCATCGAGAACAGCGTCACGGCCGGCTTCGTTGAGGCATACAACCTGTCCTACACCGATGTGTACGACTTTGCAGCCACCAAGATGTCCCTCAAGAAGTGGGAGATCGAGCTTGGACTGCATCACCAGGAGCTCGGACTGCCTTGGGATGAGAATGTTCCAGAGGAGCGCTGGGAAGAGGTGGCGGAGTACTGCGATAATGACGTTATCGCAACCGAGGAGGTCTTCAACCACCTCCATGCGGACTGGCAGGCCCGTCTTATGCTTGCCCAGCTGTCTGGTTTGACGCCGAACGACACGACGAACAAGCACAGTCAGTTCATTATCTTCGGGAAGAACAGGAATCCCCAGGATGAATTCGTATACACCGATCTCTCACAGCAATTTCCTGGCTATCAGTACTCTTTCGGTAAGTCTACCTACCGCGGTGAAGAAGTTGGCGAAGGCGGGTACGTCTACGCCGAGGAAGGGATATATGTCGACGTCGCCCTTCTCGACG